CGTAATGAACGCAAGAAACGCGCTAAGGAACGCATGCTTGACAAGCTGTCAATGCGCCTTGTAAGAGAGGAAGCATCGAAGCAAGGCAAGCAACGCGATAAGGTTATGGCAATCGTCAAGATTAACTTAGCTAACGGATTGCGACCTACGCTTATCGAACGCGCTTGGAAAGGTTATACTGATTCAACGCAACTGATAGGGTAAGAGCTTCGCTCGGTAGGGCTAAGTAGTAATACGTGTTGACCATCGGTGTGGCTTACCGTAAAAAGCAATTAGTTAGACGCCTTGGAGACGTGCCAAGGATTGTCCGACACTCTACCTGACAAGTAGGGGATTTGTATAGGCAACTATACTTGCACGCAAGCAATGGCAATGAGCTAGCAATGGGAATCAAGTACCGTGCTAGGGAGTCAGTAATCTTGTAGCTACCGCAAGGTATCGTGTGTATGACCAGACCGGGAGACGGTTGGCTGGTCGCGGCGGAGCGGGTAAAACCGGCTATCTTTCGCTTAGGGTAATCCTGTGTACCATCTTTGTATGGCGCATAGGGCGTGTCTTAAGACCACAGGGGGATATGTATATACCGCCCACGATTAGGCTCTACAATAGGGGATTGTTGTATTCTCTGTATGTACCCTAACGTGTTAGCAAGCAAGCAAGCGTTAGGCTTGTGATGACTATTGGTAATACAATAGTTCCACTAATCCTAACCTAGTAGCTGCGCTATGGCGTGGCTCTAGCCACTATAGGGAATTAACCTATGCAACATTACGATAAAGAACACCGCATTCCATACTCTGTACGAACTATCAAACGTGCTGGTAAGTACCGCCGTTGTGTTCTACAATTCAACCGTATGCCAAGCGGGCAGGTCATGAATTGTGGACGTATCATAGCAATGAGTGTGTGACATGGATGAATTAACAATCAAGCAAACATTCACCTTAACATTCATCTGCCTAGCTGTTCTATGGCTGTTAGGCGTCATTGTGGAGTACACATCATGAGCCAACTTAGTAAACCATGCCGCCCTTGCTTTTCTCTGCGTGAGTCCCTTATCAATCAGGGTGTGACAACTGAAGACGCCATGCGTGCTCACCTCAACCATGTTTACATGAATGAGAAGCTTGGCCCATCCTTCCCTGTACGAAACTACCGTGTTAACCATAACACACCTAACGTTGTAGCTTGATTGCAAATGTTAGGGCGTGTCTATAATCTATCATAGCGCGCCCTTCCACCTGTAATCATGCAGGATTAAAGTGGCTTTGCCACGTAGCACCGCAAGGTGCGGAACTGGAGACTAACCATGCTTCTTAATCAAATCGACTCTGGCATTCGTGGCATTCGTGTATCACGTGCTAACTACAACAAGAACACCCAAGCCCTTGCTCTTGCAATCATCCGTCATGCCAAGGAGCATGGCGACTGCTCTCGTGCTCTGTACCTAACTCGTGCTCTCGGCAAGCGTGAGCAATCGCAGATGGTCAACTACTTTGCCGCCTTCTCACCTATCAAGGTAACGCTTGGCAAGACTCTTAAGGACGACAAGTATAAGTTCGCCGAGCGTGACGCCAAGACTTTCAATGACTTCAATCTCGAAGGAGCAGAGCTGACCCATTGGCTTGACTACGGTAAGGAGAAGGCTCCGCCTAAGGCATTCAACCTTAATTCTTTCCGTACGGACCTTCAGAAGGTGCTGAAGAAGTACGAGGACAAAATCAAGGCCGGTGAGTGTGGTGACTTCGATGATGTCCTTAATGATATCGCTGCCTTCCGCATGGCTGCTGCTGACCGTGGCAAGGTTGTGCCAACACCTGTAACCGATGGCATGACTGCCCTTGCTGACGAGGTTCTTGCGTCGTCTTCATGGGGTATTGCTGCCTAACTAGAGTGCAGATGTTAGGGGATGGTTCATTCTGTCCCCTTCCACCTACGCTTCTGTAGGATTACACGGAGTAATCTATCATGGCTAAAGCATTCCGTTCTTCCGACTTCACCTTCCGTCCTACCTCACTCGGTCAGCGTATGGCTGACATTGGCTTGGTTAAGTCCCCTCACCTTGTACGGGAACCTTCTATTGAAGTCATTCAAGGCGATGGTCGTCATGTCCACGTCAAAGCGGCATGAATATTACGACGTTCAAGGGAATTCATTAGGTTGTATACCTCGTGGATTAACTCGAACGTCCTTTGTTGTTATAGTGGATGACGACAAAGAGTGGACTGTCAGTGATTTACTATCGGCTATTAGTGACGGTAGGACCGATGTCTGCACTGATCCACTAACTATCTATGTTAGACGTGAAACCATTTCAAAAAGGGTTTAAACATGCTTTCTGTTGCATCTTTGATCTTCTGTATGTTCGTGTTGCTTGTGACATTGGACTTGCCCAACCCTCCTAAAGCAATCATATTCATTCAAGTGATATGTGTCCTTGTGAATATTCCAGGCACTCTCATGTACTTCCAAGAAGCTCTGACACAATGAGCAAGAACTGGGAACCCGGAGACTTAGCCCTGTGTGTTAAGGGAGGGACACTTGTAACACCTGCTAAAGAGACGCCTAAAGCAGGTGCTCTTTATACTGTGTCAGGAGTGTTAACACGTACCTTCGGCAACATAGAACATTCAGTATTAGCTCTACGTCTTAAGGATGGTCCACCTAACAACGATAATAAATATGAGTGGGCAGCCCATCGCTTTGTCAAGGTTACCCCCGGTGAGGAAATCGAAGGCAAAGAAGTAGAAAAGAAACGTGAACTCGAAGGAATTAAAGCATGAGTACGATTACGCTTCTCCGTAAAGTGGGAACATCTATCATAATGCTGTCGGTGTTCGTGCTCTGCATGTTCATCAACAAGATGTTTCTTGAGGCTTGGATTGTAGATGCTATCCCATTCTGGATGACCATCTTCATGTTTCCAGTATTTCTAGTGGCCTCACAAGTACTGGTTATTGTTTACGATACTTGGGCTGGAAAGGTTAATTAAATGCGCACTAACCATCATGGCGGTGAATGTTGCGGTGTTAAGCATATCTACGGTATGGGTTCAGGCCCTGCTGCCAGCACCTACTTTGCCAACACAACCAATTTAACATCTCTTCAGGCTCTCATATTGGCTATGGCCAACTGGGATGAAGAGGTTATTGGAGAAGTTGACGAAGAAGAAGATGACCTCCTGAATAACGGTCGTGTGAAAGAGGTTATCTTGACGGATAACCAAATGACTAACGGCTGGCCTGAGGCTCTCGCTGAGCTAGGTTTCAAGAAGGTTGCATCATTCCTCAACAGCAACTCTGACAACATTTGTCATGTGTTCTATCACCATCCTGCTCTCACCCTGTACGGCGACCACCCACAACCCGCCCGTGTTACTGTACGTGAAGTAGAAGTCCCCGGTCCACCTGTCCGTGCTGAAGTGCGGGAAATCCTTGTGGAATACTTCCCTAATTTCCGCGAAAGTGGTCGGGGACGCCCGTATTCTAGTGCTTTAGAGGTACGTGACGCACACCCTCTGGTCCGACGTATTGAGCGGCGTACAGTATTCTCAGATGGTTCGATTACTTGGGAAGACATTTAAAAGGGACACTCTCATGCAGATAAATGACTACACGTACACCCCAACACACACTGACAGTCAACTAGAGAGGGCTAAGAAGTGGCTTATTGACAACACTGAGAAGAGTAAACCTTTCTCTATGACAGCTAACTTTGCGTTTGTAGCTGACGAGACATACGATTATATTACTCAGGCCTGTCACGCTGCAATCGGATACGGACGCAATAAAACACCTCTAATTGTCACGGAAGCGTACCTTCACCCAGAAAATCGACACAGTACCAAATCATATCGTCGTTACAATAGTGATGCCGCATGGAAACCTTATGAGGGTAAGACAGCGGAACTTATGCAACCTTTCTTCGATTGGGTTGTGTACGAGTCTGTCTTTGGTCGGTTCATTCTAAATCGTGACGATAAGGATAGCGTAGAGCGCGGGTTTGTTGTGTCAACAGCACTGCCTTCAGGTATCTTGCAATCTATCATGATTCTTTCGAGGCACTTCTACGAGGTTTGTCCCGAATCGTTCGAGGTATTTAATAGACTTCGAGCTGTCGGTATTCCCGGTTCAGTAGCCTACCCAGTAGCCTTTAACGTAGCCTTTGGGTGTAACACTGATTACGGTGTTAAGCCTCTCACAGCCGTTGTAGTTCCAAAATACAATCACCGCGTAATGCCATTGTTCAAGAACATGGAAGACTTCACGAACTTCATTACAGGTAACGCGACAGGACTTAAACAGACAAGTCCGTTATACACAGACTTGTCTTCAACAGACGGGACTTCTAGTCTGTTCCACACATGTAACGTAGGAGGTCAGGGTAGTTTTGCTTCTGATCTACTACTAAAAGACACTGCATTTAAAAATATGCTGAAAGAGCATCGTGGAGACAGTAATAAAATTACTGCAATCGTAAATCCATTTGCACGTAGGCTATACGGACAACCATCTCCAAGCCCAACTGATGTTACTTACGGGGAACTGTTCGACGTGATCATTCCTTATCTGTTTGCCAGAGGAGATTTTAATGATGCAATACACTGAAGCATCCGATAATCCCTTCCCTTCATGGTCTGATAAAGACCTAGCGGGAGCTATTCGTACTCATCTAGCGACTGTTGCTATGCTGTCCGCAGAACTTCGTCAGCGTAGGTACGATGTACTCTTTAAATTTGAAGGTGGAGTAAATGGTCACAACCCTGAAGTTAACAGGATTACAAAAAGGATTGAACTATAATGGCTTCTATTACTAAAGCTTGGACCAACCGTTCAATGCCTAATTGCAAGGACATGAAGGCCTTCGTACTTCCGGGTGCCTTCTATGGCGCATGTGTTGGTTTGATGGCTGAGGCGGGCTTCCAGAAGGCTGACACGGTAGAGGAAGCAGATGTTGTTGTCTTTATCGGTGGTGAAGATATCAACCCTTCCTTGTACGACGAGAAGCCACATCGTACATCGTATTGGACAGACGAGCGTGACTTCCAAGAGCAGTTCTTCTATAAGAAAGCTCAAGACCTTAATAAGGTATGCTTTGGTATCTGCCGTGGTGCCCAATTCCTACACGCTATGAACGGTGGTAAGCTCTGGCAGAACGTCAATAACCACGCTGGTTCAGACCATGTTATCTATGACATTGATGAAGATGTCTATGTAACAGCAACTTCACTTCATCACCAGATGCTAATCTATCACGACAAGATGGAACTTATTGCCTGCACTAACGAGCAAGTAGCAACCAAGTTCGAGACGGATACTAAAACCATGTATGTAGCTCGTACAGGGGATGATGCTCATGTAGAGCTTGAGGTCGAAGCAGGTTGTTATCCAATGACGCAATGCTTCTTCGTACAAGGCCATCCTGAAATTGGCTCTGAAGAGTATCGGTCATGGACAATGACTAAGCTCTTTGATTTGATGATGGAGTGGGATCATGTTGGTCCTGTTGTTCGTACGGAAGAATTAGAGGGTGAAGTAGCTTAAACATAGTTTTGGCCTTATATACAGAGTATTCTTATAGAAGGTAGTTAATAGGAATAGTTAATTACTATTTTCATAAACTATCTTTTAGAAGCTACTCTATATAAGGATTATATCACCTTTTGTACGAGTTGTCAAGGGAAAAATGACATGAGTGAAATTAACGTTAAAATAGGTGACATTGTAAGCGCCCATATAGACCGTATTTGGGCCGGTGACTGGCAAAATTGTGTAGTCGAGCTACTTCACCCAAATGGTTCTGTATCTGTGCGCAATCAAGATGGAATTGGCGGCGTTCTAAATAAGCAGGATTACACTAAATCTATCTTAACTCCTCCCGACCCTGAACTGTTTGTACGATACGACAGGGCTCTTCGTGTCGGTATGGTTCCTCAACATACTATGCCTATTCGTAATAAAGAGGATATGAACGAAGCTCTACAAGATGGACGATACCCTTTCGTTTACAAGCTTGTTCCTGTTCCGATTGAAGAAATTGATGTTATCGTCAAGAAGAAGGTTATTGTCTAATGTGTGGCATTGTAGGAGTAGCCGGTAAGATTGACACAAAGCTAATGCTCGCCTTCCGAGATATGCTTACAGTCAATCAGGTTCGTGGTACAGACGCTACTGGTGTTGTACGAGTAAACTCCGCAGGAGGTTACAAATGGAAGAAGTCATTGGGTACTCCTAACTTCCTTATGGAGACTCGCTTCTATGACAAGGAGATTGAGACGTTTGGTGCTAAGGCTTTCATCGGTCACTGCCGCGCCAAGACTATCGGTGAGAACATTGTTGCCAACGCCCACCCTTTCGAGTTCTCTGATACCATTGGTGTCCATAACGGTACTCTTCGTTCGCATTATACGATGGAACGCGCGCGGGACTTCGATGTGGATAGCGAGTGGTTGTACTGGCATATCAATGAGTATGGTCTTAAGGACACTATCTCTCAGTTGGACAATGAAGGTGCTTGGGCACTAGTCTATTGGGACAACAAGGCCAAGACGCTTAACTTCCTACGCAATGAGCGTCGTCCTCTGTGGTTTGCTTATACTAAAGACCAGACAGCTATGTTGTGGGCTAGTGAACCTTGGTTCTTCTCTGCTGCTACTCGTCGTGGTATTGAATTACATGTTGACAGTGAAGGTAAGAAGTTCTATGAGCTTCCTATCGAGACGCATCTATCATTCACCATCGATGCCAGCAAGACTAAGCCTAGCGAAATCTTCTCTGTTAAGGTTACAAATGACGTAAAAGGGGAGGTGCGAAAGTACTCGGGAAACTGGCAACAGAAAAGCAACCTTGGCAATGGTGGAAATAACGGGGGTTCAGTGCCCAGCCCTTTCCTAAAGAACGATTTGCTCGACGACCCACTGCCCCAAAAGCTCCAGTCACTTCTACCTCCGATCACTCAGACTCCGGCAGAGTCGACACCTATAGTTTCTACCGTCGACAAGCCTGCGAGTTTATCACAACCAAATACGGCTTTGTCGACGGACTTGAACGATGGGAAAAATGGGCAGCGTCCAAAGCTATCCTTGGTATCGAAGACTTCAAACGACTCTCCGCCGGTAAACAACGTAAACACTGCAAAAAAATGCAGCGAGATTACGGAGAGTTACGAAAAGCCGAAAGTATCCTTTCGTACCCTCGCGAACATACCGTTCATCACGGACAATAAGACAGGCCTTGAGCTCGCAGAAGCGCGCTTCGATCAACTCACAGGTGGTTGCTGTACTTTCTGTAAGAAACCTATCGGAGACGTTACAGACGTTAACGAAATCTTTGTTCACTCGGATGATCGACCTTTTAAACCCGATCAAATAACTTTTATCTGCAACACTTGCATTGAACCCAACCCGATGCTTGTAGCATCTGGCTATAACTAAAAGGAAACCCCATGACTGCTTTTACTATTGGTTGTGATCCAGAACTGTTCCTTATCAAGCGTGATGGCTCACCTATGAGCGCGTATGGTGTCGTACAAGGAACTAAGAAGGAACCGTTTAAAGTTGAGAACGGAGCCTACCAAGTAGATGGTATGGCTCTTGAGTTCAATACCGATCCTGTTCCTGTTAAAAACCAATTTGATGTATTCAATCGCAACATCACAACAGTTATCAAGCGTCTTAAAGAAGACGTTAAGGCAGCTGGTTACAAGTCCGCTCGATTTAACATCGTACCTGTGCAGGACTTTGGCGAAGAGATCATGGCACAGCAGCCTGAAGAGGCCAAGGAGCTTGGCTGTGACCCTGACTGGAGTGCATATACCAAAGCCCCTAATCCACGCCCTGACGGCGACGTTACCTTTCGTACGGCCAGCGGCCACATTCACGTAGGTTGGGGGGCAGACATTCCTGTAGAGCATCCTAACCATATTGATATTTGCTGTGACTTTATCAAGTGCATGGATGCTACAGTAGGTATGTTCATGACATTGATCGATACCGATCCTCGTCGTCGTGAGTTGTATGGTAAGGCAGGTGCGTTCCGCCCTAAGCCATACGGCGTAGAGTACCGCACACCTTCTAACCTTTGGCTTACACATGTCAATCGTCGCAAGGTAATCTATCATCTCGTCAACATCGCAATTAAGATCAACAGTTCAGGGGGTCAGTTTCAATCCTATGTCAACGGTTGTAAGTGGGATACTCAGGTAAAGTCCATGAAGGCTGCGACTGCAGCTGAAGCCCAATCTCTTGTCCAAGAGACCATCGACAAGGGTGACAAGGACATAGCACTGCAGATTCTTAAGAACGTTTTTAGCCAGACTGGTTGGGACGGCGAGATTGTTGCCGCTTTGCTGAAGACTGAGCTTAAGCGTATGGATAAAACCGTTCGCCCTCACGATCATATCGTACAAGCAGAAGTTGTAAAAGGAATGAAAATTGCTTAAAACAGACTTCTTCTGGACAGACCGTGACCAAGCAAGCGAAAGGCTTTCTAATACTTTTATCTTGTACGAAGACAAACCTGTCTTCATTCATGAGATTCGTAGCAACAGAGGCGAGCCTAAAGCCGTACTGACTGTGTACCCAGAGGGCAAGGGTCGTGAAATACAATTGTCTGATAAAGGGTTTGGCCGTTTCCGGACACCACTCCCTATCGGCTGGGTCAACAATCTTGCTTCTCGCCGGGCATGTTACCTACAGCGTCGACCTGTACGATCACGACAACACGGTTTTAGTCGTAGTAATATCTCCACCATGACTTTTCTAGGTCATGATATGGACTTTGGTGCGTCTAGTGATTACTCGTTTGAGACAATTGCTAAAGATGCTCAATACGCGGCGGCTGTTAAAGGTGAGTTCCCATCTATCGATGAAGTGCTTAACAAGATCAAAGTGAAGACAGCAGTGGCCATCTGTCCTGAAATGGCTATCAAACGAGAAGCTAACGGCATTCGATGGTTGTACTTTAATGCCGATAAGGTTGGACTATTTGTTGATAGCGATACACTCTTGCTTACAAGCGAATATACGTACGCTAAAGAGCAAATTATGGAAACCCCTGCCTTTAAAATTTCCACTATTAAGGAGTTCTAATACAATGCCTGCGTTCATGGAAGAATACGAAAAAATTGAGAAACCTTCTGTTGGTATTCCTAATTTCGTAATGAACCAACCTTATGTGCCTACTAACGGTTTGGCTGATGTGGGTCTTGAACTTGAAATCGAAGGAGAAAATCTTCCCTCTGCTGGTAAACTTGCAAAGGTTGTAGGTAAAACTTCTTCAGCTTCTTGGCTTACTAAAGCCGATGGTTCACTACGTGGAGAAGCCCTTGAGTATGTTCTCGCTACACCTTGTAAAATTGACGAAGTAGATGTTCTTGTTGAAGGGTTGTATGATTCGTTTAAGACTAACAATACAAATCTTTTGTTGACAAACCGTTGTTCAACTCACGTACACGTCAATATGGGTGGCAAGAAAGTTAATGAAATTACTTCTGCGCTGGCTTTGTGGACAGCTTTTGAAGAACCCTTGACACTTTGGGCAGGCGAAGAGCGTGTTAACAATCACTTTTGCTTAGGTTCTAAAGATTGTAACGCTGGTACTATCGCAGCTTGGCGTTCATTCCTTCGTACTGGTCGTGCAGATTTCAATGAGAACCTTAAGTATAGCTCTTTGAATATCCTTACACTTTATCGATTTGGTTCGCTTGAATACCGTGTGATGAACGCTTCTGAGGATTCTCAACGTATTGTTGACTGGACTAAGTTCGTGTATGAGCTTACCCGTTACGCAGGTGATACGTTTGCAAATCCAGCCACTATGTCATACAGTATGTCAGAACGTGGTGGTCGTGAACTCTTCTTGGAAATCTGTGAGAAAGCTAACGTATCTCCTTCTTTTGTTACCGGTGTTATGGATACTGTACAAGACATGAACTCGACAGTTCTTAATGGGTTTCGTCGGGCGCAACCCCTTATCGGTGGGTTCCCATGGCACGAATGGTACGAAGAATGCACTAAACCTTACGTAGAGGACCCTTTTGGTAAGAAGTCTAAGAAGAAACAGACGTTTGATGCAACTATGCTGGATTTTGATGTAGACCTTAGAGATGGCGCAATCGACCCTCGTATTGAACGTATTTGGGCCACAGCTCCTGCGGTACCTGCTGCACCGCCTGCACCAGATGCACGTCCAGCTTATGTCCCAGACCACTTTGTCATGAGGCGTGGGGCGTGGGTTAATCCTAATTTTAGTATTGCACGGCATAGGGAAACCCTCGTCGGACAAGACAATGTACCGTACAACCCATACCAGACAGGGCCAAGAGGGCTTGCAATTGAGCGTTTGAGTCTTAAGGGCGAAATGCTTTCATTCTATGGTAATAATGCCATGCGAGTAGCTAAGGCTATTATTGTGTCGATTTCAGTTGATGGTAATCGAGTGCAGATTGTAGCAGATCAGAACCTAGTTATGGGTAATCGTAACTACGGAGCTACTCCTTACTGGTACGATTGTGCAACTGGCTATTGGGATGGTGATTCAACTCTTGGTTTCATTCACTAATAAGGGATAATACTATGCGTATCCGTATTCTACCATACCGTCAAGGTAGTCGGTCTGCTCGTGCTCTAGCAGATGCTCTAGGCGCTCGTGTTCTACGTCTGGAGGGATCTAGGTTTCGGCCTAGACCCACCGATGTGGCTATTAACTGGGGACGTACAGAGCCTTACACAGGACCTATGATTATGTTCAACGAGCCTACTGTTATTCGTACAGTCAGTAATAAGTTGAACTTCTTCAATCGAATGAAAGAAGAGAATGAAGATATTATTCCAAAATTCTGGACTAATAAAGAGGATATTCTAGATGCGGATTTTCCTATTGTCTGCCGCACTGTTCTTGCTGGTCATTCCGGCGAAGGAATTGTTATTGCAGATACTAGAGACCAACTTGTAGACTGCTCTCTGTACGTACAGTACGTTAAGAAGCAAGACGAATACCGTATCCATGTAGGAAAGAATAACGATGGCACGACATCTATCATCAGCCAGCAGCGCAAAGCCCGTCGTCAAGATTGCGAAGACCCCAACTGGCGAATACGCAATCACGTTAACGGGTTTAACTTTGTGCGAGGTGATTGCAATCCGCCGCCACTTGTTACAGATGTGTCCATCAAGGCTTTGGGTGCCTCTGGCCTTGACTTCGGTGCCGTTGACGTCATCTGGAATGAGCGCCAGCAGAGGGCTTATGTTCTTGAAATCAACAGCGCGCCGGGTATTGAAAGCACTACAATTACCGACTACGTGACTTACTTCCGAGGGCAATTGCAAAATAACGCTTGACAAGATGTTCAAGAGCTGGTATTATTAAGAGTAACCTAAGGAATTAACAATGCGTTGTGCTATCTGTAACTCTGAATTGAAAGAAAACTCGATCCAGTGGAATAACGACCACCAAGATTGGGACCCCTGTCCTACATGCCTTATCGAAATCTCTGAAGTCTTTACTGACGATAGTGACGAAGAGATCACTGCTCAGATCGAAGGTGAGTGGGAATTGATCTACGGTCCTGACGAAGAGACTTTAGAGGAGGACAAACAGCCATGACCGAAACCGAAGTTACGCAGGCGGTTGATATTCGCTGCGCCGATGAAATTATAGCACTCTTGGGTTTATCAATGCCGCAGACCCGTTGGCATGAACTGACCGAGCTACTCGCCCGCCACCGCCAATCATCCGTGCCTGTGCAGGGTGAGCCGGTTGCTTGGTACACGCCACTTGGAGGTTTAATTGAAGCCCGCCAGATCGCGCAGATGGCGTATAAGGACATTGAGCGCAGCAAGGCTATCAATGGGCACATCGACGGAAACCCCTACGATGTAGCCCTGTCTGCGCTTAATTCTGTTTTAGGCGAACTTGCTGTTCTTGTCTCAAGCCCCACCACCCACGCCCCGACTATGACTGATTGGAACGGATACACCCAACTCATAGGCTTTTTGCGCCAATGGAAGCCGGGGGATCGTCAATCGTACTGCAATGAAGCAGCCACGGTTATCCAAATGCTATCTGAAGCCCTCGATACCAAAGATGCAGCACACGAAGCCACCAAGGCCGAGTGCTTGGAATGGTCAAAGGCTTTCCGCGATGAAGCTGAACGACGCAAGCAATCTGAGGCTGAGTTGCAGGCTTTGCGGGAGGCGGTGGCGATCTTACGAGGGGCTATGCATCACCGTGGTGGTCCGCTTTGCTCCGTCCGCTATTATTCCGATGCAAAGTGCGATTGCGGGGTGTCTCAAGCTTTAGAGCAAGCCGATACCCTCACCAGAAAGGACGCATGATAAGTAAACAACATCTACCTTGTCCTAAGTGCGACTCAACAGATGCTTACTCTATCCAAGACAACGGATGGGGTAAGTGTTTCTCGTGTGGCACTAACGTACCCCCTAACATGAATGTAGAACCTATAAAAGGATTTGTATTGACAGAAACTATTGAACGAACAGTTACTAATCTATCACCAATCACAAAAGTCTTCCGGGGTTTCGCTGAACGAGGTCTTACAAAAGATACAATCGAGAGGTATAAAGTAGACGTAGGTGGCCCAATCGCCGAGTACCAAGCCAAGTACCCTCTGTACGATATCTCTGGCAGGCATATAGCTAACAAGGTTCGTAGTCCGGGCAAGCGTTTTGCTTTTGAGGGTGACGTACGAAGCTCTAAGCCCGGTCTGTTCGGTCGTCATGCCTTTCCTCCCGGCAGTGCTAAGTACGTCACTGTCACAGAAGGTCAGGACGACGCTATGGCAGTGTATCAGATGACTGGTAGCCGTTACCCTGCGGTATCCATTCACTCCTCCAGCACAGCCGAGAGGGACGTACGAGAAGACTTCGAGTATCTTAATTCTTTTGAAACTATTGTACTAGTATTTGATAATGACGAGCAAGGACAAAAGGCAGCTAAAGCAGTAGCTAATGTTCCCGGCTTCCCTCTCGGCAAAATCAAGGTAATGACTCCCCGCAAGTTCAAAGACGCTAATGAGTACCTTCTAAACAAAGAAGCAGAAGCATTCTCAAGAGAGTGGTGGGCAGCTCCTACACATCAGCCAGACGGTATTAAGTTTGGTACTGACATGTGGGAAGAGATCATCACAAGAAAGGAATCTTTTACTGTTCAGTATCCATTCGAGGGTATGAATGAAAAGACTTTCGGTATGCGTCTGTCTGAGCTTGTTACAATAACTGCTGATACTGGTGTTGGTAAAACATCCTTTCTCAAACACGTAGAGCATAAGCTCCTTACAGACGAAGAGGTAATTAAGAATGGTTACGGAGTTGGTTTCTTACATCTGGAAGAGCCAAATGGTGATACCGCTCTTGGGTTGCTTAGCATACATAATTCTACTCCTTATCATCTTCCTACCACTGAACGCAATCCAGAAGAACTACGGAAAGCGTACGATGAACTTCTTAACAACAACCGTATGGTTTTGTGGGATCACTTCGGCAGTAATTCAGTTGACGCTGTACTGGGGAAAGTCCGTCACATGGTTGCTCTTGGGTGTAGGTACATCGTGCTGGACCACCTTAGTATCGTTGTATCTGATCAATCAGGTGATGAAAGAAAGCAGCTAGATGAGATTACAACTAAGCTCAAGACTCTTACAATGGAGCTTGACGTTGCAGTTATGGCGGTTATTCATACTAATCGTGCGGGTCAAATCCGGGGGACTGCCGGGGTCGAGCAGCTATCTAATGTTGTCGTACGGCTCGAAAGGAATAAAACTGACGCTAACGAATGGCGACGGAATATTACCAAAGTTACAGTTGAAAAGAACCGATTCTGTGGATATACAGGTCCGGCGTGCTATCTATGGTATAACCCAGAAACGGCGCGACTAACAGAACTAGATAAGGAGCAAATTATGCTATACGAAAGTGGTGAATCCATCCGCGACGATCAGGCTTGGTGATATGACGACACTGTTAATTCAAGTAGGTTGGATGAACCCTAGAGATCGTTTCAAAACACACGGTACTAAGAAAATTTATCAAACCGAAGGTATTGCAAACAGGTATAACCTTAGTGGAGATTCAATTCCTGTTTATGTAAAAACTAAGGAAACTTAATGTACCTACCTAGTAAAGAGCAGTTAAATCTTTATTGGGCGGTTGATATTGAAGGTGATCCAATTCCTTCCACTAAAGTTTGGTGTATGTGTGCTTGGAATCTTCGTACGAGGGAAGAGGTGCGTCTTCGAGGGTACTCAGAGATTAGGCAATGGTTAGCTGACAAGAAAGCTGAAGGTTGTAAGTTCATTGCCCATAATGGTATTGGTTACGACTTCTATACTCTCAACCTTCTTATTGGTTCTAAGCTTACCGTGTCAGACGTATGTGATACGATGCTTATGTCTATGGTCTTTTCACCCTCTATGGACGGTGGACACTCTCTAGCTGCTTGGGGCAAGCGCCTCGGACATCTTAAGGGTGAGTGGGACGACTTCAGCCAGTGGTCGCAAGAACAAGAAGACTACTGTATGAATGACGCTATCCTTTGTGGTAAAGTCTTCCTTGCTCTCATCACCCGTATGAGACAGCTAGGGTTTACTGAAGATGGTTTAGATATCGAGCATCGCTCTTGGCAACTCATACAAAAGCAGAAGAGAAACGGTTTTGCATTCAACATTGAGGAAGCCCATGTCCTATACAACACACTAAGGGAGAAAGAAAATGAGATCAGAGACAAAATCCATGTCTTCTGGCCCCCTCAACTTACAAAAGTCGCTACTTTCAAGAGACCCCATAAAAAAGATGGCAATCCTACTGCAAACTATACACGACATCAACAGCAGTATGTTAAAATCGAGACAAGAACCGACGAATATGACGTCTATGATTATGTGTATTTCAGCATTGGAAGCCCGCCTCAACGAGTTGAAAAACTGTTGGAACTGGGATGGGAGCCAAAAGAGTTCACAAAGGGTGGCTCGCCTCAGCCCACCAGTAAAGGAAAACTAAGCCCTTCCCTAGCAGAGTTCGTAGAAAAATCAGGTAACGAACAAGTTAGACTTATTGCTAACTGGATCGAATACAACTCTAGAGCTAACATGATTAACACTTGGCTCGAGGCATACAATGAAAAAACCGGCTGTATTCACGGCAGTCTCTGGTTGGCAAATACTTTGCGGTATCGCCATAGCGAACCTAATTCTGCAAATATACCAGCAGTACGAGTAGGAAAAGATGAAAAACCTCTATACAAAGATGAAGGAGTTTACACGTACGAAGCTCGTGATCTTTGGACTGTGCGTTCTCCTGAACGTCGTCTTGTGGGTGTTGACGCTAAAGGTATTCAGCTACGTGTACTCGCCCACTATCTAAACAACCCCAAATTTACGGAGTCAGTACTTGAAGGAGACCCACACAGTTACAACCAAGAGGTTGGAGGTTTTAGAACAAGAGCTGTTGCAAAAACTTTCATCTATGCATTCCTCTTGGGAGCAGGGGATGCAAAAGTCGGTCAAATCATTGGGGGATCGACAAGAGATGGCAAAGAAATCAAGTCACGCTTTATTAGCAATTTCCCAGGACTTAAAAATCTACTTGATGCTCTTGAACGACAGGTGGAGCGAGCTGGCAGAATTGTCCTTTGTGACGGGACTCCCATTATCGTCTCCTCCCCACATACACGCCTTGGCTATCTCCTCCAAGGGGACGAGTCACGAATAATGAAAAAAGCTGCTGCTCTTACAGATTTAGAAGTAAGACGTAGACGTCTAGATGTTCTCAAGGTCGGGGATATCCACGATGAGTGGCAGAATGATGTATTTAAGGAACACACAGATGAATTTGCGTACGAAGTATGCCCCATTGCTTTTCGCACTAGCGGCGAGCACTTCCGTTATAACCTTCCCATTGCTTGTGATGCAAAGGTTGGTTTGACATGGGCAGAAACGCACTAAGAGAAGGCAACCCTTGGAAGCAGGAAGTACCATATGGTACTGTTAAGAACATAAACGAGAAAGATTATGTGTATCTTCCTGACCCTTGGACTTTTCCAGAAGGTTACGGAAATGCTTGGTGTTCTATCGAACAACTAGAAAAAGATAAAATAAAATGGAAATTAACATGGGCAGAGACCCACTAGTAGAATTGGAAAAGATTCATCTGAAAGCTTGTAAAGACTGGTATGAACTGCCAGATAACGAAGTATACGACGAATTTATTTTAAATCTTCTTAATGAAATTGAAGATATGTACAACTCTTCTCGATTAAATGGAAATTAATATGGATAAGGACACACTAGTCGAACTACAGAGTGATCTTCTTCTCGATCTTAATGATGCTGTAGAAAATATGTATGGAGATTATGGAGGAATTTCAGTATCTAAGATCAACCAAATAAAGAAAATTCTTACTCTTTTAGAAAAAACACTAGAAGAGTAAAATAGTTCTTGACTTACAAAGGAACAAAATGGGAAGGAAAAATCTAGGCGATTCTGCAAAGACACGAAAAAGCACATACTACCCAGAACGACAAAGAGAATGGCGAAAACAAAACAGGCTCAGGAATCTTTATACTTCTATAAAAAGTAAGTGTAATTTTTATGAAATTGCTTTTAATCTTTCACAAGAAGATTTAATTATTCCTGAGTTTTGTCCGGTTCTTGGTATACCTGTTTACTGGTCAGACAAACGAAGTGACAATACACCTTCAGTAGACCGTCTTATCCCTGAAAAAGGATACGTTAAAGGTAATATATGTGTAATATCAAACAGGGCTAACACTCTGAAAAATAACGCTAGTATTGAAGAGATAGAAAAAATCTTTCAATATATGAAAAAACATATTGACAAATCGTAGAAATCTGTTATAATACTATTAGAAGGTAAGGATTTCGGGTTACTCGGGGTCTACTAATTAGCTTACCTTCTAGTTTATCTCTTTGAAAGGAAATTGTTAATGGCTGCTAAACCCCAAACTCTCGTTATCCGTGGTAAAGCTAACTACGCTAAGATTCTGGGCGATCCTGTGTTGAACTATAACAAGGATGGCAAGGAATGGAAGATGGACTTGCTTATCACGAATAAGGATAGTCTAAAGGAGCTTAAGGCTGCCGGTATCGCTGACCGTATTAAGCGTAAGGAAGGTTACCTTGATGGTGAACCGTTCCTGTCGTTCAAGCAGGCTGAGTACCGTCGTGATGGTGTTACAAAGAACGATCCAATTCCTGTAATCGACATCAAGGGTAGTGCATGGGACGATGAAAAGCTTATTGGTAACGGCTCAGACGTAGACGTTAAGTTCGCTGTTATTGACTACGGCGTCGGTAAGAAGTCAGGTGTTTACATTCGTGGTGTTCGAGTCCTCAATCTCGTGCCGTACGAAGGTTCAGGCTTTGCAGCAATCAGTGAGGATGATGAGTTCTTCCAGAATACTTTGAAGGTCGCAGATGAAGAGTTCCAAGCAGACTTTGATCTTGCGTCAGATTCAGATGATCTGGATGATGATCTCCCCATGTGATCAGGTCAGTCACTAAGGTGGCTCTGGTTGTATCATGCCAGTGTAGGCAGGGCAGTCTGTCCTATAGATGATGCAGAGGCGCACCGGTAGCGTCCCAGCGGGTGGAAGGCCTGCTTCTTTAGGAGATTAATATGGATAATCCTTTTTTCGGTTGGATTGCATTTTGTTACTGTGTAGGTAATTTTATTAGTAATCTTATTATCGCTGTTGCTTAATGGACATTGGTTCAGTTATTATTGTATTAGGGATGTTTGCTTTGATTGCTTGGGCTGTTAAGTGAAGCGAGTTGATATCGTATTTAAACGTACGGGTAAGTTCATTATGCGAGGTGCTGCCTCAGTTGATGTAGATGAATCGACAGACTGGAGGTCTCAAGCAGAACTTCTAAAGCTTGCTGAGCTACTTCCTATCTCTGTTGATTACACAGATGACAATTGGGAATTTGATACTATCTTTATAGAACCGGATAACAGTAATGAAAACTCTTGACACGCTCCCTGAAGACATCTTTGCTCTTTTCAATCCAAATGAGATGCACGTACCAGATGAAAAGAATCTAGAAGCTTTCGGGGAAACAATGAAGCAGATTATGCGTACGCGTCTAGCGTCCCGTGAAGACGTTCGAGACCCTCTACGCTTCTCTGCTCTCGGTAAGCCAGACCGTCAGTTGTGGTATATGGCACATGGTTACCCATCTGAAGAGATGACACCTAAGACCTACTTCAAATTTACTTATGGCGATGTTATTGAAGCACTTCTACTATTCCTTGCAAAGGAAGCTGGCCATAGCGTTGAAGCTGAACAGATGGAAATTGAAGTGGATGGTGTCAAGGGGCATATCGATGCTATCATTGATGGTGTTGTCGTTGATGTCAAATCAGCTTCTCCCTTCTCGTACAAGAAATTCAAAGATAACACTCTTCTTGAGAACGACGCTTTTGGGTATATCCAGCAAATCTCTGGGTACGCAGATACTATTACTCCGGGAGAAGGTGGAGCTTTTCTCGCAGCCGACAAGGTAAGTGGTGACATTTGTGTGATGAATGTAAGCACATCTATCATAGCCGACCACCCGCCACTGCCACGCATCAAACATCTGAAAGAAGTTATTGCTCAACCTACTCCGCCACCTCGTTGCTTTTCGGATATTCCAGACGGCAAGAGTGGAAATATGAAGCTGGGCACGGAGTGTTCATATTGTGCATTCAAACACGAATGTTATAAAGACCTTCGTACCTTTATCTATTCAACAGGCCCCCGGTATCTTACAAAGGTGGTCAAAACCCCGGAGGTCTATGAAGTCACCTAAAAGAAAGTACCGATCTGGGTACGAAGAGCGAGTAGCGCTAGCCAATCCTAAAGCAGAACACGAACCATCAGAGCCTATAGTAAAATATACACAGACTAAGCGGTACATTCCAGACTTTGTTTTAAGCAACGGAGTTATCGTAGAAGCTAAAGGTTATTTTGAGAGTAAAGATCGTACAAAGATGGTAGCTGTTAAAAAGCAGAATCCCTGCCTCGATATTCGTTTCTTATTTCAAAAGGCTAATAACCGACTAACTAAAAGCCCTAACAGTCGTATGTACTGGCAATGGTGTGAAGACAACGGTTTCCTCTGGAGTGAAGGGACCACAATACCGGAGGAATGGTATGCCTGAAGAAACAATTACAATTTCTGAAACAGAATACAGAGAACTTCTACAAGCTTCAAAAACTCTAGATGCTCTTTATGCGGGTGGTGTAGATAATTGGGAGTGGTTTGAAGAAGCTTTGTCAGGACTGGAGAATGACTCTTAATGACTAAACCCCTAAAGATTGTTGTCCTTCCAGACAGCCACGCACATCCTGATTACAACAACGATAGGTTCTTGTGGGCAGGTGAGTTAATCCATGACGCTAAGCCAGATGTTGTAGTAAACATTGGTGACCTAGCTGATATGGCCTCTCTGTGTTTCCACAGCAAACCTATTGAAGTTGAAGGAGCACGTTACGAAGCAGACTGCAACGCAGCTAAGGACGCTCAAGAGAAGCTCTTCCACGCCGTACGAAAGTCTAAGAAAAAGCAACCACGTTGGGTGTGGACTTTAGGCAATCACGATATTCGCCCTGAACGCTACGTAGCTGAACATCCAATCTTTGAAGGAAAGATTAAGAACGAGGACATTGGGTACAAGGCCTTTCCTTGGGAGGTTTATCCGTTCCTTGAGCCTGTCGACATTGGTGGTGTAGACTTTATGCACTACGCTACATCCGGCTTGATGGGTCGTCCTATCGGTGGAACTCACCCCGCTTGGAGTTTGATCAAAAAGCGTAATAAGAGTACAGTAGTAGGACACTCACATGTTACTGACTACAAGATTGACAGGACACCCGGACGATCTCTTATGGGACTTGCTTGCGGGTCGTACGTAGACTATGAAGCAGCATACGCTGGACCAGCTAATGATATGTGGTCACGAGGTATCGCTATCTTGGATAACGTACAAGATGGACTGTTTGACTTTCAATGGGTATCAATGGATCGTATTAAACGAGCGTACGGGTAAGGAGTGATGGCACTTATGGATGAGGGCGAAATCAGCCCAATGGTTATAGAAGCTCTCATTGACCGATTTGAGGGTTGGGAATTGGTAGAGTTTCTTGATGTCCCGATTGAGAGGATTGTCCAGCTTCTTGAAGAAGAGATAATCGACAACATCGAAGACATTGAAGAGGAACTTCAATTAAACAAGGATAACAATAATGACGAACAATGATATGTTCTTTTGGTTGGGAAGTGACGGAGAAGCCACAGAAGTCAATCAAGAAGCGTTTAACGGCCTACAAGCAATCTCTAAAGAACGTGATCGACGGTGGAAGACGATTGATACTTCTGCCCCTAAATCTTATTTCTTTTATGGGGTTATTGAAGATAATGACGAAGCCGATGATCTGGCAGATGGAACACTGGATGAACCAACGTTCAATGGACTATTTGGAGAAGACGATGACCGGTGAAAGTCACGATCCTCTTTCCGTACAGGTAGGCGGAGAGCACTATAAGACATTTGATATTCAACCTATTGAGTACTGTATGCGCAATGGTCTCGATCATTGCCAGTCTAATGTTATTAAGTATACTACACGATTTCGTGATAAGGGTGGACTAGAAGACCTTCTTAAGGCCCGCCACTATATTGACCTATTGATTGAATTTGAGTACGGACAAGACATAGATGAATAAATGGAATATAGGCGATAAGGTAAAGAAAAAGACTAACTCTTCTTGGCGAGGAACTGTTTGTGGTTTCTATTCTACTAAACACACACCTGAAGGGTACTGTGTAGAGAGTTCTTTTGAGCCGGGGTCTGTTCAGGTTTGGCCATTGGCAGCGCTAGAGGATTGGGATGAGCGGTCTTAACAAGTACGAAGATAAAAGAAAAAGGGAAGTGCGTAGGAAGTTCCATGAGGAAAAAGACCTACGCTACCCTAAGCGCAAGACAAATGATATTGAGGATGAAGAGTATGATGCCTAACACGACACGAGAAGAAAAAGTTAATGCATTCCGTAAAGCAGCAGATAAGGTTGACTTCGATGGCAGTGAAAGCAGTGTTGATGAGTCTATTGCTACTTGCATCGTTGAGGAACTTAATGAGTTCTTTATCGCGTGCGAAGACTACGTACGAGATAAGGACAACCCACAGTTTCGTGCCGAACTTTGTAAGGAGTGGGCAGACCTTCAGTATGTTGTCTCGCAAGCCGCAGTCTACTTCAACATCCCCGCTGACGCAGCCTTCAATCGCGTACACAACAGTAACATGACTAAGGTTGTAGACGGTAAGGTTATCTTCCGTGAAGACGGTAAAATCCTAAAACCAGATACGTACGTTGCTCCAGATATGCTAGGTCTTTGATTTGAACAATAATAAGTACTATCCGTTTGACTCAGCCTATGAGTCGTTTATTTTTAAGAGCAGGTACGCCCGATGGCGTGATGATCTAGGTCGTCGAGAGAACTGGGATGAGACGGTAGAACGTCTTGTTAATTACTACTCATCCCGTATTGACACAGGCTCTAAGAATCGTAGTCGATTGTCGTCAGGAGAAGAAAAAGAGCTATATGACGCTATCTACAATCTCGAAGTCATGCCGTCAATGCGCGCCCTCATGGCTGCGGGACCGGCTCTGGACCGTTGTGATGTGGCTGCCTATAACTGTGCCTATCTGGTGGTGGATAGCCCTAGAGCTTTTGACGAAGCTATGTATATCCTCATGTGTGGCACGGGTGTCGGCTTTTCTGTAGAAGAGAAATACGTTGATAAACTTCCCAGAATCTCCGAGCAATTTCACGATTCAGATACCACCGTACGAGTTGCAGATAGTAAAGAGGGATGGGCGCGATCTTTTCGCGAACTTATTTCCTTACTTATTGCTGGTCAAATCCCAAAATGGGATATATCATCTGTGCGTCTTGCAGGAGAAAGGCTTAAAACATTTGGAGGACGGGCCTCTGGACCTGAACCACTTGTCGAACTTTTTCACTTCACAGTACGGCTCTTCACTTCTGCCGCTGGGCGTAGGCTTACTTCACTAGAAGCCCACGACCTTATGTGTAAGGTTGCTGAAGTTGTTGTAGTTGGGGGTGTACGACGATCAGCTATGATCTCTCTGTCTGATGTTACTGACGAACGTATGCGAGGAGCTAAGTCCGGAGCATGGTGGGCACAGAACGTACAGCGAGCTCTTGCTAATAACTCGGCTGTTTACAATCGGCGTAAGCCAGACATGGACTTGTTCCTTGCAGAAGCAAAGGCATTGTATGACTCAAAGAGCGGAGAACGAGGGTTCTTCAGTAGATACGCATGTGAACGAATTGCTGGACGCAATGGGCGGCGCGATCCAAACCATGAGTGGGGAACTAACCCATGCTCAGAGATCATTCTCCGACCTTTCGAGTTTTGTAATCTTACAGAGATCGTTATTAGAGATAACGACACTGTGGAGTCTCTTGGTAGAAAGGCGCGTATCGCTGCTATCCTCGGAACAATCCAATCAACTTTCACTTCCTTTAAGTATCTCAGAAACATCTGGCAACGAAACTGTGAAGAAGAAAGGCTTTTGGGGGTCAGTCTTACAGGGATAGCTGATAACCCTGAACTACTTACGGACGGGGTATTGAATGAAGTTAAGCAAGTCGTTATTGATACAAATAAAGAATGGGCTGAAAGGCTTGGGATTCCTCAATCTGCTGCAACTACTTGTGTCAAACCTAGTGGCACTGTTTCTCAGCTTGTTAATTCTGGTAGTGGTCTACATTCTCGGCACAGTCCTTACTATCTGCGTACTGTTCGAGCTGACAATAAAGACCCTATCACTAAGTTTCTCAAAGACTCTGGAGTTTATTCGGAGCCGGACGTAACTAAGCCTGAGAATACAACAGTCTTCTACTTCCCTATGAAGTCTCCTAAGAACTCTAAGATGCGCGATGACGATACCGCTATCGGCTCTCTAGAACTCTGGAAACTTCTACAAGACAGTTGGTGTGAACATAAACCATCAGCTACAGTCTACGTACGAGAAGAAGAGTGGATTGACGTGTTCGCTTGGGTGTACAAACACTTTGATATGTTGTCTGGAGTGTCCTTCCTCCCGTACGACGGAGGAACGTACAAGCAGGCTCCCTACCAAGAGTGTACAGAAGAACAGTACAACGAGTGGCTAGTTAAGTACCCCATGCCAGAAATCAACTGGGATGACCTTCGGTTTTACGAGACTGAAGATATGACTACCGGAAGTCAAGAGCTTGCCTGCACAGGTGGTTCTTGTGAGATTGTTACAATTGGTAACGTCTTAGACGGTTAATACAAGAAAAGGCCCTCCCGGCGATTGCTAGGAGGGCCTATTTTTATGTCTACACTATTTGTTTTTAGTCGTCATGTCATTAGTTGCAACACCTTTGACTTTCTCATAACTTCGCATAGCACCTACACCAAGCATGGCAGTAATCAAAGTCATCAATTGATTGGCATCAGGCATTGGCATCTCTCCTACAAACCCTCTTGCTCTAGCAATTAGTTCGATGAACGGAGAAAGTACAAAAGTATAAGCCAAGCCTACTCCGCCTACCCATCCAATAAACGGTCGCCAACCGGCAACAAAGATACTAGAGTGGGAAGCTTCAATCTTATTGGTTTCAATCTGACCCATTAGTTCATCGTGAAAGCGTTGATCAGCTTTATCCTCTAGCTCTTGAAGCTTGTAGAGGATTTCATTCTTCTTATCTTTATCTACGATAGCCTTACCAGCGAGGTCTTTAACAGCCCCAATGATATCACCTATAATTGGTATACCCATTAAATCCTCCCGTATCCAGCAGCCTTAAGAGCTTCTTGGAATTTTACTGCGTACGTAGCAATAAGCATTGCTTTGTCCATTAGATTGATAATACGTCTGGCATTAGTGAACCTACCCACAGACTCTTCTGCGTTAGGAAGGTGCCTAGCTAGTGTATGCCGACCTTGTGAGTCACTAGAAAACCAGCCTTCTTTCATACCAAGAACCATGATCTTAGCAGAGATTTCATTGTCAAGAGCTAGATCAAGGTTGTTTACAAGTTTACCATTTAACCCAAGCTTCTTATCAGCTTTCTTATAGTTCTCTTCCCACGTAAGCTGTACATCCCCTCGCCCGTACCAAGGGTAGTACCTTAGATTTTTCCTGCGCCAAGCGTCACTAACGCTTAGTCCTTCTCGTACAGGAACCATCCGCTTAGCTGTTTCATGGTACGAAGTAGCCATAGCGTAGGCTGCCCAAGAAAGAGGGAACCCTGCCTCTTGGAAAGCTTTAATTTTAGCTTCCATACCAGCAACTTGAGTTTCGGTTAGCTTGTTGTTAAACAAACTCTTACGGACTTCAGCAAAGAAGACAGTAAGATCAATTGCTCTTTTCTGATCTTCAGTAGAAGCTTCTTCAATTTCTGAAAGAATCTCCTGAAGCTGTTTAAGCAGGTCTGTTAGAGCCTGTTCTACACCGGGCAGCATTATGCTTTTATCCATTCAATAAGAGAAATAACTACACCAATTATACCGGTGCCTGCGAGGGCGCTGGCTAACCAGAACGCCCCCACACCTCTGTTTCTGAGACCGAGAAGGTCATCGAGTTTTTCATTCTGCTTAACTACAATATCTGTAAGATGTTGCATCTGGACTTCCAGCGCAGTGATTCTCTCAATCTCACTGTGTGTCATATTCGTCCTCAGGTTGTTCCTCCTCTTCTGTAGACCCAAAGAGGTCTTCCCTAGCCATCTTACGCATATCTTTGCCGATCTGTTTTACCCATTTGACTTTCTCTTCATCAGAAGACTGTTGCCATTCAGGTGTCTCCATTGCTTCTTTAGTAGCAGCAGAGATTAGTTCAGCAGAGTAGTCTCGGTACTCTTTCAATTGAGTTTCCTCAAGTTCAGGAATACCCAAGGTTTTAGCATCGTTCTTATCGCCCACAGAGACGATATTTTTATCACCCCCTAGACGCTGAATCTCCTTAAATGCAGGATCATCAGTATACCGATTCTTAACTTCAGCACCACCCCTATCATCGCTATAGGTTTGTGTGCCAACACCAAACAGGCCCGGAGCTGCCATGGCAGCTCCCTTAAGAAGTCCTTGTTCTTTAGTTATCTCGTACGCATCCTGAAGGAACAGAGGGACCATGCGTTTGGCAGCACCTTCCTCCGCTTTAAACTCTTTACCTACAGCATCCGTACCACGGAAGTAGTCCGCTACAAACGAAGCAACAGGACTAAACTTGTTCTCGAAGAACTTCTCAATTGCGTCAAGACGATTCTCTTCACCAAACTTAGACCCATACTTCTTGATTTCACCTGAACCAGTCTTCTTTTCGTTAGTCATTAGACGAGCGCCGAGGGTGATGTACTGACCAAATCCACCAAGGATATCATAACGAGTATCACCTGTGCGAATCTTCATAAAATCTGAAGACCGTGGATCAGATTCAACACTTGCACCACCTGCTTCTGCTAATGCACCAATCGTCATAGCAAGCGCTCCAAGAGTCATAGCAGACTTAAGGGCTTCCTTCCGTACGACAGGCGAAAGCTTTGCATAGTAGAAAGGATTAAGCATCTGGAGACGAGAAGCAATCAGACGAGGTGAGAAGAACAAAGCATTAAGAATTGGCATTGATTCATCAATATGTTTAATGCTACCACGACCAGTAGCGTTGTTGATGAAGTTACCAATGTCTTTTAGGCCCTTTGCACCTTCTTTAAGGTCAACGCCCGCTTCTTGACTCTGCTTAAGTATCGTGTCAAAGACATCTGCACGAACCTTATTAAGGAAGCCTAAGTAAGCTCGCTCTGATTGGCGTACACCGGGAAGCCTTGCAGCAAACCCTGACATGAACGCTTCCTCACGCTTAGTCAACTCATTGTCAACATCAGCGATATAAAGACCAGCTTTCTCCATTAGATCAAACGATGGACGAGCACGAATCTCTGCGAGACTTTCTTGGTACACCTTCTCACTGCCAAAGCTCTTCAACATGTGGCCCCAACTTTTCCAGAACTCTTTCCTATTGATAAGAAAGATACCCTGACGTAGAGGAGCAGACAAATCCAACGATGACATAATCGTACGAGGAATGTTTATCACATTAATGAAGAAATCGTAAGCCTTAGAGTTATCTCTTGAAGACGAGTCCTTAGGATTCTTCTTAAGATCGTCAAGAGCGTCTAGCAATAGCTTACTACGAGTAGGATCAAGCATGTTGTCACCTGCTTGGTTAAGAGCATAGCGAACATTGTTTACCGCAGCCTTATTATTAACAACCATCTTACGAAGAATGTTAAGGTTACGACCAGCAGTTGTCCCTACTTCATCCATGATTTCCATCATGTCTACAAACTGACGAAGATGAATAAGGAACTGATCTTTTTCTTTTACAGTTGCAGTCCCGTTGTTGATCTTCTCTTGCAGGTCAGAGATAAGGTTAAGCTTACCAAGAGTAAACATACGACCCGCTTCAATCTCTTCAGCAGCAGGACCTTTACGAAGAGTTTCCATCTTCTTAACGTTCATACCAAGCTTAGAAGCAAGTGCTTCAGTCTCTTCCCAAGTCTGACGATTCTTTTCAGGCAAGTCCTTCTCAAGCTCACGAATGAACTTACTGTTAAATGTATCGTTCTTGCCCTGAATCTTCTTAACGTTGAGACCTCTTGTACGAGGCTCTTCGCCATCTGGTTTAGAGTACTTGTTAATAACTCTTGGATCGAGGTTGATAGCGTCCTGATCAAGACCTTCCTTTTCAAGAGCAGCTCGTACGTCAGCACGAAAGTCTCGTTCTTGAAGAGCCTTATTGATATTTTTAATACCAAAGAACTCAGCTTCACGATCAATGATCTCTGATACACGAGCCTGATCTACATTGTCGTTAGCTGACTTAGGTTTATCAAACAGACGCATGTAACGGTTGCCAGCACGACCCTGTGAACTAGCTCCATCAATTACTTTCTGGTGAGCCATAGACAGGATAGTTATGACTTCTTTATCTGTGTACTTCAGATTCTTCAATCCGGGAACACGACGAGCATACTGCTTAAGGAAAGCTTTGACCTTCTGGATTACAGACGCAGGAATATTGCCCCCCTCAGAAGTCTGAGCGAGGATTTCTTCCACAGCGTGTGCCAGAGGGTTAGGAGCTTGTGTTGTATTCTTAGCAAGCCAAGCGTCAGCCGTCTGACGAACCATCTCATTAGTCTTGTACATCTGTTCGAGTACAGTGTCCAACCGTTCACGGAACATACGATCAAGTCCTACGTGACCAAGACCTTCGTGGAAGGTAACAGCCGATAGCTCTTCAGGGTTCTTAATGTTATGGCTAAGGATGTACACCTTACCATCCCGTACAAAGCCCTTAGCGTCTTCAGCACCATCCTCAATGACGCTCTGACGTACATCATCAGGCAGGTCATCAAGCTTGCCTGCTACAGAAAACTCAGGAGCTCCCTTCCAGTCTTTAGTCATATCGTTGATATGAGTGACTGCTTGGTCTACCGACACGTCAGGTTTAGCTACAGGTTCAGGTATTACAACCTTACTGTTCTTGCGAGGAGTTGCGCGAAGAAAGTCAGGGGCTTCAAAAGGAAGAGCCTCTTCGTCAACTGCTTCATCAATTTTAGGAGCAGCAGGTTCAGGAGTTTCCTCAGTGAACTTAATAGGTTCAGCACCACCTTGTTCACGATTAGCAACGTACCACTCAAGAGCCTGAATCTGTCCAGGACTTGTAATTTGCGGGTATGCTTCTCTGATCTGTGCTACAGAAGCTCCTTGGTCTACAAGAGTTTGAACTTCTGACTTGATCTCATCAGTCCAGTCCGTACGAGGAGCAGCAGGAGTTTCGCCTTTAAGCAGGCGACCAGCACCTCCAAGAGCAGCACCAAAGCCACCAGCCATAGCGACACGAGTAGCCATGTCCCCAAGGTCCATATCTTGACCAAGGTTCTCTAGGGCATCGTCTGTAAAGGGAAGCTGGAGAGCTTCTGTGAGAGCATTAACACCACCCTCGATACCCATCGTACCAAGAACTGATCTTCCTGCTGAGGCACCGCCTGTAGCGATCCCTGCGCCCACATTAAGAGGGTCATTGACAAGTGAACCAATACCACCGAAGAAACCACTAATAGGGTTCTCGCTCATCGTATTCTGGTCAATGCCGCGGTCAGCACCACGCTCTAGGAAAGACTTCTCAAACGATTCACGATCTCCTTGTACGAGACCCGCCTTCTTAGCGTCATTAAACAGGCTATCATAATCATAGCTGTCAATCCCCAACATCTCACGACCGGGAACAAGCGCCTTCATAGAAAAGTAGTCTTTAACTACATTCTTACCCATCTTGTTAGCAAGGTCTACGTACGTATCAAACTTACGACGAGACTGAACATAAGGGATTTCATCTTTAGCTACACGGTATCCAGCAGCTAATCCCTCTGAGAGGGGTAGGTCTTTAGCAGTCTTCTTAGGAGCCGCAGGAGCAGTGTCCGGAATCAACTCATAAGTATCCCCAGAGCTGGGGTCAGTCCAAGTCTTTGGTGCTGGTGCGGTATCAGGGATAAGCTCATACGTGCTGCCAGTAGCAGGGTCTGTCCAAGTCTGGGGATTTGCCATGAAAGGTCCTTTAGTTGAGTTTCTTGCCTAGCTTAAAGCCGGGAGGAGGTTTTACTCCTGCTGGACGAGGAGTTCCACCACCTGCTTTAGGTTTAGCTACAGGATTGTTACGGCGTTCAATTTGATTCTCTGTATTCTTTACGTACGCTGAAGTACGAGCGGCACCTTGAGAATTCTGAGCAGCAACTCTACTAGCTTGCAATCCAGTCCGTTGATCAGCGTTCTCATCTTGGAGATCATGATACCTAGCAGTTTCTTCAGCAGACATTTGTTTATCTACAGGAAAACCTTGGTATCTATAAGCAGCAAGTGTGTCTTTATCGTATTTGTCGCCGAAGAATGGTGACAACTCATCATCTGGCACTCCATACCTTTTAGCAGTCTGCTTAAGCAGTGGCATCATCTTTTGGTACGTTGCATCATCTTTAATAGTACCAGCCATACTCTGTACAATACCTCTTCCAAGGTCCATACGCTTCTGAGCTTCTAGTCGTTGTTTAGCTTCTTGCTCTTGGTACTGCTCAAGCATGTCTTGACCAAGCTTAGGATCAACTCCAAACGTCCTACGGATAGCCGTCATAGGGTCGTCTTTGTACCCTCGCATAGCGTCTGAGAGGCCTTCTCTCTGCTTCAACTGTTCGTACCTACCAGTACGTCCTTGCATGTTGGCGCGGAAGTCTCCTGCCATACCAAGCATGTCTCGGAGAGTCCCCTTGACTCCAAAGAGACCTTTGTGTTCAGGAGCAGGATCAACAGTAATAGGAGTACCAATAGTCTCTGGAATTACTTCTGACTGCCCTTGATTAGGATTGTGTATTGGAGGAGTGTTGTAAGAAGGGGAAGGGTTAAAAGTCCCACTAGTTGGAGCCCCCTGCCCTAGCATTCCTAGAAGTTGAAAGATGTTTGACATTAGACCTCCAGTTTACTGTAGTCAACAGACATATAGCCCGCTACTGTAGGACCAAGGGCTTCTGGTTTAATCTCAGCAACTTCATCAGCCATAACACCAATGTGTTTGTCCTTGCTCCAAAGATACTCATACTCGTACGTAGGAATACCCTCAGGGGTTTCACCAATGCGAACAACGTTAGTTTTCAACTTAGGGTCAGACAAAGCAATCATATTAGCGCCAAGAGACAAAGCATTGCCAAGACCGCTTTTACCACCGTCTTGAGAATTACTCTTATTGTATTGACCAGCACTAGTAGCAAGAGCTCCGGCTGCGGAACCTTGAGAGCCAAGCCCTGTAAGCTTCTGCCAATAATCACTAGCAGACTGTTGAGTTTGTTCATTACCGACACGCACTAGGTTACGGCCAGTGGCCCCGCTGTTAAGGAAACCACCTGCTGCGCCACCTGCTGACTGTCGTTTAAGAGCCTCACTAAGTTTTGAAAAGAAGCCACTGTTCTTTTGGTAAGTCTCAAACCCAGAAGTATCCCCATTAAGAAACGCGTTCATAAGGTCGCTAGACTTCTGGATATTTCCAAGGCTGCCTTGAGTAGCTTGACTTATAGCGGGATATGCTAGGTTACCAGATTCAGATTTGCTTTTTGATTTACCACCAAAAATACCGCCCATTATTTATTCTCCCATTCATCTTTTGTAAGAACGAATAGTTCCTCTGGGCCGTTGGGCGTATGGACTATTCCGTATGATTTAAATCCCAACTTCTTAGTCATCCATCTCGCTCCTAAGTGAGTTAATTTGACAATACCTCTAATTGCTTTCGCCTCGTACGAGGGGAAGACTAGAGAAAGAATTTGTCGAGCGTGGGCCAAGGCTTCTTTACCTCTACTGAAGAAGAAATAATGACCTGTGTACACTCCTTCATAATTCCACTCAAATAGAGCAATATCCCCGAACTCATTAACAAAAGCGAGATTGCGAGTATCATTGATCCAATCCTCTGGATAGAACCCGACAATGTTCTCTCGATACTGAGAAACAGCTTTCAGGATTACATCCAGATCGTAGGTTCTTTCTATCAAGTTCCAATCCACTTCCTTCGGGCTGCGTCATAGGTTAACGTAAGAGTACTGCCATCAGCAGGGTTATCTGGCAAATCAATACTTTCAACTTTAGTCAACAAGTCTTGCCATAGAATTACGAAAAACTCTGTTGGTGTTCCTGTGTCTGTATTGATTAATTGAATGTTTTGAGAAAACTTATTTAATGGTTTCATCGCATATCAACTCCATCAATACGAGTCATTGAACCGTAGTCTGTAAACCTAAACACCCTGCCGGGAGCTTGAATAACGCCTAGACTACGCCACACAACCTCAGTGTTCCACTGACCAGACACAAGCTGAACAAAACCCATATTACCCCACGTACGACCGTTATCATCACTTACTTCAAGACCTACAACTGCGGTAGGCTCACCTTGAATAAGCAATCCCTGTGGAGTAAACTGATCGTCTACTTCGTACAAGAATGGACCACCTTCCCCGTCTGTAAGTTGCGCTCCTGTGTCACCATCTTTAAGGAAGAAAACTTCCATATCTGCGGAAGGTGCCCCAATCGAACCAGTGAGAAAGATTTCGTTACATTTAACAGTATCTCTCATTCTTGCAGGAACCCCGCAAGTTATTTGGGTTTGAATAACAAAAGTTTTCTCTTCATCGTTGTATTGATCGTCAAACCTATAGTTAGGGGAAACAACCCAAAGTCTTCCAGAATCAATATCACCTACAATAGTTTGATTGCTAACATTAAGAGTTAAATCTGGGTAGTCTACTTCAACTGTATCAAACACTTTAACACCTGAGTGCTGTCTGAAGAATGCTGAATTAAAGTTTGCCCAAGATGCCCACTGTTGAGTAGACATGTCATACACAAGCGTTTCTTGCCTTCCAAGACTTAGTACGTAGAACATGTGACCATCGGCTTGAAGAGTCCACGCTCTAAACTGATTAGCTATGTCTGTTTCATTATAGAAGTTCAACCCTTGTTGAAACACTCTAATACGTTCTTCAATTGAATTAGTAGAAATTCGTTGAAGACCATTGTTTACAGCGTACACAACTCCAGTTGGTTCAGCAAAGATAAGAGTGTTATTAAGTGTAACGTCTGTGCCTTCAAGCGACCCAAAGTTAATCGTTAACCCAGCAATCTTATTGAATGGTAAGAAGGGGTCTCCAGTAATAGTCCAGACCTCAATCGAGTCTCTTCCAAGGAACCAGACTTTATCTCCAACTACTCGTATGGAAACAATACTGTCAGGGTTACTTTCAGCAGTTGCGTACGAGAGGGGATCAATCCAAGTCTCTCCGGGATTAATCCAGTAGAATCTCCCTGAAGTTCCATTGTATCTGGAGTTCACTGTTACTAGGACATAAGAACCAATACTTACTACTTGGTTTACTTCAATCTCTCTAAGGAAAAGATCACTTTCATCTGCTGGCAATGGTACAGGATACGCTTTAGTTTCTTCACCTGTATTTGAACCACCCACTAGTGTTGAACTACTCCAAGTCATAACTGTCGTGGCAGATACCGTAACTGCGGTAGAGTTACCTACTACACCACCTACCGTAGCGTAAAACTGGATAGTGTCTGCTGTAAGAATGTTAGCGTTAGCTAGTGTATTCTTTACAGTTGCTGTAGAGTAGTCTGTCCCGGGGGTGCCTGTTCCATTCACAGCTTTACTTAGATTAGATATAGAGTCTGAAAGAAACGTTCCAATTGCTACTAAGTAGGGACTGCTTGAAGAACCGTCAGGTGTTCCTGTATCAACAGTCGCATTAGTAAACTTATAGTAAATACCACCTATAGTAACAATAGAATTGTTCTCAGGAGTACCAGTAAATACTAAAGAAGCGGTGGCTACCGGTGAATTACAGTAGCAATCAAGGATTCCTTCCCGTACGAAAAAGAAATAAGAAGGAATCGCGCCAATTGCATTTGAGAAACAACCTCTATTATTAGAAGTAATTCGATCTGTAAAAGCAGTAGTTAAGTTTCCTGTAAAAGTCCCATCAGGTCGAATCCTACGAACTTTGTTACTTTGAATGGCAAACAAATGATTATCAAAAGCGCCGTCTTGTGAATAAAGACCCAAGATAGACGAACCGTCTAAATAGACCCACCTACGCAAACCGGGGCGCACAATCATAGCAGTACCCTCTGAAAGATTCATAGGGTTTTCTTCAAAGAACCTATTAAGGACTTTACCTACTGGCTCTTCTGCTGTATCTCGTCTCCAATCAGATTTCACCAGAGGTAAAGTTGCCATTTATTTATCCTTTATTAAAGTGTACCAATTACGCTACACGTATTTTTAAAGTTGAACCAGTTCGATAAACGTCGCCAATCAGCAGGCCCCCAGAAGCCGCAGCCGCGTCATCAGCGTAGGAAGGCGGCAGGCTAGTCATGCGGATAGGCGACTTGGAATACGTGCCTTCAAGCAACAGCCCGCGTGGTGCAGTGGACACGTCAAAGAAGCCCGCAAGTGTCTTGGTACCACCCGATACAAACGATGCAGGCGTGGTTGCCGTTACCTCAATACCTGCAACCGACTTCTCCCCCGTGATTGAAACACCTTTAGGCGCGGTAGAGCTATCGCCAATCGCCGCCGTGGTGAATGTCGGATTGACCGCACCACCAAAACCTGTGCCAATGCCAATACCGTTGGCTGAACTGGCGTCAATACCGATAACCGAGTTGGACGCCAACTTTGCGCCGGTCAGGTGCAGGCCCCAGATGGACGAGAAGTTCGTGCTATTGCTGCTGCCAATGTCGAGAACACTTGAACTGACATTCCCGCCGTTGTTCTGCAAATACGTGTTGTATTTGTTCAACCCGCCGATGGTGCTATCAACGCCGCAGTTATTGGTCAGGTCCGTTTCTTGGCTGACGATGAAGCTTGCCAAAACGCCGGCATTAATCTCGGTGTTGACCGCAATGCCCCAGCTTGACCCAGCACCGGGCTTAACCAGCGTCTCGATATAACCGCCGCACTTGGCATTGATCGCGCTATCGTTGATCCACATCCAGCGGCATGTGCCATCAAGAATGTTCGTGGTCTTGCCAGTCGGTCCGCCAGAAGACGCAGATGTGCCAGCCTGAATAAGCCGGTACGTGTTGCCGCCGTTGTTCACGTTCGTGCCGAGCGTTGAATAAACTGTGCTGGCTGCCCAAGCTGTTGTATACCCCGTCTCAATCGTCGTCAGGACGCAAAGCGATTGTTCTTCGCTGTTGCCATCGTCAGACGTGACCGCGCGAACAAGCAACGTGCCGCGCTGGTTGTCAAACTCTGCACCGTCGGAGGGGCTGGAAACCAGTGTGAAGAACGACAGCGAGTTACCGCCCGCGCCCATATAAACACCATTAGCTGGTACAGTAGACCCAAGGCTTGTCAAAGAAAAAGACGAATTAGTAAAGTTAAAGAAACGATTTAGATTGTAACCTACTGTGTTAACCGAGTAAGTAACAGTGGGAGAAAATCCTACAGAACCTGCTCCAGCGTTAATTCCTAAGTACTTATCTAAAGTGTCTTCAAACGTTAGCGAGTCGTATAAAATTCGTGTGCTAGTCACCAAGGATATCCTCTGTTAAACGCTCCCTGTGGGTCATACATGCCGTAGCGAGTACCCCATAGATAACGATCTGTTGACGTACGAGGAAGACGAATCAACCCATCCTCTGAATGAACTTCAATAGTGTTGTGATAACGAGCTCTAAACTGTGACCTAGCTCTACGAAAGATTTCAGCAGTCTGTGCATCCATTTGTACCCCGTACGAAGGATTGAGCCGCATTGCCAACATACTGATAAACATATCATCAAATTCTGTTGGGAAAGGTGACTCATCTGTGTACGTAAGAGGAACAGCTCGTACCCAATCCCCAAGGTCTTCTCGGAAAAACCACTCTCGTTCTAGCCCGTCTGTAGAAAGAGTAATTGTATTAGATCCTTCAATGTTTCTGCCATTTCCATGGAGAGTTACATTGTTTGTAGTCAAATTACCAGATACATCGCATACCCCAAGCCTTGCCCCATCTTCAGGAACCGGTGAAAGGTATATGTCTGCACTCTCAGTTAAGTTAAACATCAGTCGAGTGTTAAGAGGAACAAACCAATCGAAACTAGGGGTAGTGCCAGCCCAAGGATACCCAGATGGACGAGAAATGTTATTACGTCCGATAGGGAAGGGTTGGAGATTTTCCCCAGCCTCATTCCCTAACACGGAGTTAACAATTCGATTGTAGTACCTAAGACCTTCAGCGAGCTGAGGATCAGTTGGAGAACTATTAATAGCCAGCAGGTTACTCTGCCTGTAGGCGTCTGTTATAATTTGAGTAACCGTAGTCATTGTTTCTCCTTAACGTTATTTGTATTACGACAGAAAGCTACCGCCGCACATCCCAATCACCACAGCAGGATGTGGCATAACCCACATAAGGATAATAAAAACATGGTGCAGTACGCTTATACATTCACTCTAGCGGTATTATGTTCATCGCTAGGAATAGTTGCGACACTTTTGTTTTTGCGTCCTAAACCCACGCCAAAAGTTAAAACCGAAGCTGACGAATTGCTTGATATTGTGATTGATCGCGCAAAAGCTATCGCGGTGATTGAACAGAGTGTGGGGATTAAAGGCAAGGCTTGGGGTATGCGATGTATCTGGTAATTTGACTACAAACAATGTAACTCTCCATGGAAATGGCAGAAACATTGAAGGATCTAATACAATTACTCT